GAGCATTTGACATTCGACCAAGCTAATATAGTGCTTGAGAATGCCAACGAAGGAAAAGACCTTTATTTAAAAGGTATTATGATCCAAGGTGGTGTTCGCAACGCTAATCAGCGAGTGTATCCTGTAGATGAAATCGGCAGGGCTGTCAAAACTCTCAATGATCAAATTACTGGAGGATACAGTGTTCTCGGTGAAGTTGATCATCCAGAAGGTCTTAATATTAACATTGACCGTGTTAGCCATATGATAACTGAATGTTGGATGGATGGCGATAACGGTTACGGCAAACTAAAGCTACTACCAACCCCTATGGGACAACTAGTTAAAACAATGCTTGAAGCAGGTGTTAAACTAGGTGTTTCATCGAGAGGTAGTGGAAATGTATCAGACGACGGCAGTAACACCGTTTCTGATTTCGAAATTATCACCGTGGACGTTGTGGCTCAGCCCAGCGCCCCCGGTGCATATCCTACACCAATTTATGAACATTTGATAAATGCACGTGGGGGAATGAAGGCATATGAACTAGCACAGGCAACAAAACATGACACTAAGGCACAAAAGTATCTTAAGGAATCGTTGATTAATATAATCAACAAACTCCAGTGAACAGGAGAAAGTAATGATAGATGCACTGAAAACACTCTTTGAAAACGATGTTGTATCGGACGAGATCAGAGCACAAATTGAAGAAGCTTGGAAAGGCAAGATTCACGAAAACAAAATGCAGGCAACTGCTGAGTTACGTGAAGAATTTGCTAGTAAATACGAGCATGATAAAGCAACAATGGTTGAAGCCATTGATGCCATGCTTTCTGAGCGCCTAACAGAAGAAATTGCAGAATTTACACAAGATCGTGCGCAGCTAGCTGAAGCAAAAGCTAAGTTTGCCGTTGCACAACGTGAAAATGCAAATCTACTAAAAGGGTTTGTAGCTGAACAGCTACAAAAAGAAATTCAAGAACTACGAGCAGACAAGAAAGCAATGGCAGAATCATATGCCAAGCTAGAAGAGTTTGTTGTAGAAGCTCTATCTACAGAGATAGCAGAGTTCCATGAGGATAAAAAAGATTTAGCTGAAACAAAAGTACGTTTAGTACGTGAAGCTAAAACGCACTTTGCTAAAGTCAAAAAAGACTTTATCGAAAGAAGTGCTACAGCAGTATCAGAAACAGTTGCAAAAGGTCTCAAAAAAGAGATTTCAGCACTGAAAGAAGATATCGATGCAGCACGTAGCAACGACTTCGGTCGTAAGATTTTTGAAGCATTTGCAAATGAATATATGGTTTCTCACTTAAATGAAAAATCAGAAACAACTAAACTTCTAAAAGTTATTGATGTTAAAGATCGACAACTGTCAGAAGCTAAGGCATTTGCTACGAAAGCAAAAACTCTCGCAGAATCAGTTAACAAAGAGAAATCACGCTTAATTGAATCAGCAAAACGTGAGAAGACAATTAATGACTTAATTGCTCCTTTATCAAAGGATCAAAAAGAAATTATGACAGACTTACTGGAATCAGTACAAACCGAAAGACTTCAAAAATCTTTTGACAAGTACTTACCATCAGTTATTGACGGAAATTCTCCAGCAAAGCGTAAGGCAGTAATTACAGAAGGCACAAAAGTAACAGGCAACCGCGAAATGGTTTCGCAAACAAACAGTAGTACAGAAGATGATAGTAATGTATTAGACATTCGTCGTCTTGCTGGATTGAATTAAGGAGATTGAAATGTCAGAACTACTAGAAAGTCGCTGGCAGGATACGAAGACAGCACTTCTTGAAGGCCTAAATGGCAACAAGAAATCTGTAATGGCCGCAACTTTGGAAAATACACGTAAGTATTTGTCAGAGACAGCCACTGCAGGCGCTACTTCTGCCGGTAACGTAGCAACTCTAAATCGTGTGATCCTACCAGTGATCAGACGTGTAATGCCAACAGTCATTGCTAATGAAATCGTAGGTGTTCAGCCTATGACTGGTCCAGTTGGTCAAATCCACACTCTACGTGTTCGTTATAGCGACACTGTGAATGCGGGCGCCAACGGTGCAACAGCAGGTGAAGAGGCTCTAAGCCCATTCAAAATTGCAACATCATATTCAGGTGATGAAGCAAACCCTGGTGCAGCAAACAGTACAGCAGCTCTTGAAGGTGCAGCTGGTAATCAACTAAGTATTCAGATCTTGAAGCAAACTGTTGAAGCGAAAACTCGTAAGTTGAGTGCTCGTTGGACGTTTGAATCAGCTCAAGATGCTCAGTCCCAACATGGTATTGATGTTGAAGCAGAAATTATGGCTGCTCTAGCACAAGAGATTACTGCTGAAATCGATCAAGAAGTATTAGCTTCTTTACGCACACTAAGTGGTGCAGCAGTTGAAACATACGACCAAGCGGGCGTGTCTGGTACAGCAACATTTGTTGGTGACGAGCATGCAGCACTTGCAGTACAAATCAACCGTGCATCAAACCTAATCGCTCAGCGTACACGCAGAGGCGCAGGTAACTTTGCAGTCGTTAGCCCATTTGCGCTAACAATTCTACAAAGTGCTACTACAAGCGCATTTGCACGTACAACAGAGGGTACATTTGAAGCACCAACTAACACTAAAATGGTTGGTACATTAAATAACGCAATGCGTGTCTATGTAGACACATATGCAGGTGACGGTACAGCAGTACTAGTTGGCTACAAAGGTTCAAGTGAATCAGATGCAGCAGCATTCTATTGCCCATACATCCCACTAATGAGCTCAGGCGTTGTGCTTGACCCAACATCATTCGAACCAACAGTGTCATTCATGACACGTTA